GTATGGTCCAACTTTAATCATCAGTACAACAAAAATCCTAAAATACTTAATCATGTGCAATGGTTCAAACCATCATTGGGTTGGTCATCGGGCCCAACTGCTCTCAAAATGGCGGCAGACAAAGGATTTGACACAATATATATTCTAGGTTTTGATTACCAAGGACACACTCGAGACAGCAAACGCAAAGGATTCCAGTTGAACAACATGTTCAAAGACAGTCGCAACTACAAAAGATCAGTGGACGAAGCCACGTTTTTTGGCAACTGGATGAATCAAACCAAAAGAGTTTTACAAGACTATCCCAAGATTCAATTCCATAGAGTGGTACCCAACACAGGATTTAAACCACACGACCTGGAGTTTAACAAAAACTTTACAAATTTAGATATAGAGCAGTTCATTAAAATACATAATCTGACTGTAGAAAAATCCTGAACCATTAAGCTAGCCATTTAATTACTAACAATATTGGTAAATATCCGTATAACGACTGGTATGTATAAAGACCCTGAGAATCTCCAGTAAACATTCTCTTGGTTGTATAAAGGTATTAAATTCGCAATATTGCGTTAACAGTCACCCCATATAAAGGAGAAAAATATGGCAACTCGAAAAATCTTAGGTAAACACATTGCCCAAGCTAGAGCTTCACACACAGGTAGAGACGGAGATTTATTCTTCGATGATTCAAGCAATCAGTTCTTTATCTCAGATGGATCTACAGCTGGCGGTGTTCCTTTAGCTTTGAATCATAAAGTAAATGTCGTAGCAAATACAGCGTCAACACTAGCACCTACAATAGCTCAGTCAGGTAGTATCTTTACTATCACTGCGGCGGCAGGTTGTGTTGTAACTTTACCAGCGGCGACAGCAGGTTTGAATTACAGCTTTCACTTAGCGGCGAATGTAACTTCAAACACATTCACGATCAACGCGGCAAGCTCATCAGACACATTACAAGGAGCAGTATTGTGTGTTGACAAAGACACTCTAGGCGCTGTTGTGGCTACAAACGCAGGCGCTACAGTAGGTATTGACGTACCGATAGCGGCTGACCACCAACTTGTACAGGACGGTAACACAAAAGGTAGATTCTTGGGAACAAAAATCGACTACGTTTGTATTACTGACGCAATCTGGCACGTAAGTGGTGTAAGTTTCCACGACGGTACACTTGCAACTATGTTTACATAGACCACCCCGGATGGTATACGAGAGTATATCAGGATTGGTTTGTATCAATTTCCAAAAGCGGTGTCTGTTTATTCAGGCATCGCTTTTGGTGTTTATAAATATTCACATGGCGCACTTTCAAAAGCACAATAACTGGAATTGGAAAGACATCAGGTACATTGACCCTGACACAGAAGTCACATGTTCTGGAGGACTCAATGGCAAACCAGAACACAAACCAACTCACATGGTGATGGGCATCAATGATGTCGTGCTGGTCTGTCCGATCTGTGACGCAATCTACGGCAACGAAGAAAGGATGAACAGCGTAACTGTTCAAAACCAGATGGCAGAAGCAGAAAGAAGAAAAGAAATGAACAAAAACAAGTCCTTACTGAAAGTAGATCCAAGCCAAAGAATCAATAAAAAATAGACATATAGCAAAAAACGCAAAAAACGCCATATTAAACCACCTTTTAACACCTTTTTTTCACCTTTACAGTAAATACAGACACTTATAAGTATAATTCAAACCTTGCAATCAACAAAGGAGCACGTGCAATGTCAAATAAATTTGAACAATTATTAGAATTGCTAATAAACGAAGAAACGGAAAAAGCAGAAGCTTTATTCCATGAAATCGTTGTAGAAAAGTCTAGAGACATCTACGAAGGATTAGCAGACGAAACAACTACTGAGACCAAAGAAGAGTCTAAAGTAGAAGAAACTGAGAAAAAAGACGAAGCAGAAGAAAAAGCAGATGAAAGCGTTGACGAAACAGTAGAAATCGAAGACGAAAAAACTGACGAAGCAGAAGTTAAAGAAGAAGAGTCAATCGAAGAAGTAGGCGGAGATCCAACTGACGAGTTAGTCAAAGATATCACTGCAGACGAAGTAGGTGACGCAGAAACAGCCGCAGACGACATGGAAAAAGACATGGATGCTGATGCTGAAGACGGTGACACTGACGAGAGAGTCTCTGATTTAGAAGATGCTTTGGACGACTTAAAAGCAGAATTCGAAAAAATGATGGGTTCAGTAGACAAAGACGGCGATGGCGAACATGACATGGACGACCATAAAGAAGATGAGTCTTTAGAAACAGAACTTGATCCAAATGCTGATCTATCAATGGAAGCGAAAAAACCAATGATGGCAACTAAACATGACGACAAAAAAGACATGAAAAAAGACATGAAGGAATATAAACTTCCTGTAAAAGTTGACAGTGCGGATCATTCAGACAAATCAGCTAAAGGTGCAACACCAACTGTAGGCGGAGCAAAAGTAAAAACTGGAGCTTCTGGAATACAGAGTACAGGTGAAACGACTGGTAGACCAGCACCAACAGCAGAAAAAATGGCAGGTGACTTTGAGAACACAGGCGGCAAAGCAAAATCTACTTCTTTCAAGAAGACAGAGAAAGCTAACACTGCTGATGGTTCAGACAAATCTGCAAAATCAGCAATTACTGGAAAGTAATTACATTTTTAGGAGAGTCGGATGTCACAACTATACCTTAGAGAACATTTAACCTACGATCAGGCTAGAATGCAGACCTTACATGAAGGAAAAGACGGCAAGGATTTGTACATGAAAGGTATCTGTATCCAGGGAGGCATTAAAAATGCCAACCAAAGAGTTTATCCTGTAAACGAAATACAAAATGCAGTGAAAACACTTAACGATCAGATCTCGTCAGGTTATTCAGTACTAGGTGAAGTAGATCATCCAGACGATTTAAAAATTAATTTGGACCGAGTGTCCCACATGATTACAGAAATGTGGATGGACGGTCCAAATGGATATGGCAAGATGAAAATTTTGCCGACACCAATGGGTCAACTTGTCAGCACAATGTTGGAGTCAGGTGTGAAATTAGGCGTTAGCTCAAGAGGATCTGGAAACATGTCCGAATACGGCGGCGGCGAAGTTTCAGACTTTGAAATCATCACTGTAGATGTTGTGGCCCAACCTTCGGCACCGGGTGCTTACCCAACTCCAATTTACGAACACTTGATGAATACAAGAGGCGGAAATAGAGCAATGGGCATGGCGTCAGAAGTTAGAAATGACAAAAAGGCACAAAAGTATCTTACAGATGCACTAACCAACGTAATAAAAGGACTAAAATAATGATCGACGCAATATCAAAACTAGTTGAGTCTGGAGTTATCGGAGAAGAAACTAAAGTTTCTATCGAAGGAGCTTGGAACCAACAAGTTAAAGAAAACAGAGATCAAGTTACTTCTGAACTCAGAGAAGAGTTTGCTAAAAGATACGAGCATGATAAAGGAAACATGGTCGAAGCTATTGATAAGATGATGACTGAGAAGTTATCTGAAGAAATCAGCAAATTCGTTGAAGACAGAAAATCACTTGCACAAGAAAAAATTGCTTACAAAGAATCAGTAGGTAAACATTCAGGCAAATTAGAAGAGTTTGTTTTAGGCAAACTTACTAACGAGTTAAAAGAACTACACACTGACAGAAAAGGTGTTCATGAAAACTTTGCAAAATTAGAGGAGTTCGTTGTAAACGCACTTGCTAATGAAATCAAGGAATTCCATGAAGACAAAAAAGGTGTGGTAGAAACTAAAGTAAAATTAGTGAAAGAAGCTAAGGTACAATTAGCTAAATTAAAAGAAACTTTCATTAAGAGATCTGCTAAAGTAGTAGAAGATGCCGTTTCTAAAAAATTGGGACAAGAAATTACTCAATTGAAAGAAGACATCGGAAATGCTAGAGAGATCAGCTTTGGTAAGAAAATATTCGAAGCATTTGCATCAGAATATCAGGCTTCTTACTTAAATGAGAAATCTGAGACTTCTAAGTTGATGAAAGTTGTTGATGAAACAACTCTAAAACTAGCAGACGCAGAGAAGGCCATCGAAGATAAAAAAGCGGTGATTGAGTCAAAAGAGCAAGAGATTGCAAGAAGTAAAGACTTGATGGAACGTAAGGAAACGATGGGCGACTTGCTTAGACCTCTAAGCAAGGACAAAGCAGACGTAATGTCTCAACTGTTAGAATCAGTTCAAACAGTGAAACTTAAATCTGCTTACGACAAGTATCTTCCAGCAGTTATGGATGACAAACCGATTGCACAGGCAAAGAAAATTATTTCTGAGTCATCAGGCAATAAAGAGGATGTTAGACAGACTAGGGACGATGCTGACTTAAACAGTATCCGTAAATTAGCGGGTATATAAACCAACTAGAAGGAAACGAAACAAATGAGTGAATTATTTGAATCAAAATGGGGTGAAACAAAAGCCGCATTGACCGAAGGTTTAGCAGGCAACAAGAAAAAAACGATGGATGTAATCTTAGAAAACACTAAGAGATATTTGTCAGAGCAAGCCACTGCAGGTGCGACATCTGCTGGTAACGTTGCTACGTTAAACAGGGTTATTCTACCAGTAATCAGAAGGGTTATGCCAACTGTGATCGCGAACGAGATCGTAGGTGTACAACCAATGACTGGTCCTGTAGGACAAATCCACACACTAAGAATTAGATATGCAGACACAGTAGCGGCTAACACAACTGCTGGTGAAGAAGCATTATCTCCATTCAAGATTGCGAAAGCATACTCTGGTAACCAGAACAACACAACTCCAAAAGGAGCTTCAACTGCTTCTTTAGAAGGAACTGCTGGTAAAAGATTATCAATCC